ATTTCCTCCACCTAAGCTAGAAAACTCTTGAACCCACAACTCAGTTGTTGCTAAAAAATAATTTGATAAATCATAACCTTGTTTATTTAAAATTTCATAAGAATTTTTATTAGCAAATTCAATAAATTCTTTAAAATTAATGTCTTTTATTAATGAACTTGAATGATGGGTTATTCCTAAACCCTTTAAATTTTTGTTTAATAGTTTTGCTTCTTCAATATAGGGATCTGAAACCTTATTTAAATTATCTACCCACTCTTCTTTTTCATAAAAATAAATAGTTTCTTTAAAAACATCTAGTTCGGAATACATTTATTTTGTTTCAATTTTTGTGTTTTCATTACTCATTTTGTTTTTAATATTTTCATCAAACTTTAACTGCCAATCCATAACCATTTTTACAAGATGATTACCAAAATGTTTTAAATTTTCATCGGATAAATGTAATTTTCCTTTTTTAAAAAGAGTTAATCTTTCTTTCCAAGAAAATTCTATATCACAAGAACCATTTTCGTATTGTTTAAATTTCATTTTTGAATACCGTATAATAATCTTTTATCTTTTGCCCATTCTTTTTTTGGTCCATTTTTATCTACATAATGTAAGAATGTTTGTGCATGCCAATCTCCTTTGAACTCTTCTCTCCAATGTTCTATTTCACATCCTAAATATATAGCTGCATCTCCTGGTTCCATATTTATCTCTGCCCCGTTCATATATATTGGCCATTTAGTTCCGTCAGATCCGATCATTACAGTCACACTTATTTCACAGGAAGGTCTGTCTTTGTGTTTTTTAAGATCTGCATTTAAAGTATACATTCTCCAAAAAGAGAAAGTTGGTGATAATTCTAAACCAGTTTCTTTTTGCATTAATCCTAATTTGTTAACCATTAATGATTCCATTAAAGGGTCTGCATAAAAATAAGTATCTCCATTGTCATTCTGTCTAAAATCGAATGAATCAAAATTTAATCTATGCTTTATTCTACAATAATCTGTTAATAATTTAATTTCTTCTTTAGTTAAGAAATTTTTTATTAATTTATATTTAAAATTTTTTATATTTTCCATTTAAAAATAATTAAAGTTAATCACAATTCTTCTATCTGTGTCTGTTTGACTAAATGCTGCATGTTTAATTTTAGAATCAAATATAAGCATTCTATTTTCAATACATTCTATTTTTATTTTTTCTTTTTCATCTAAAATAGTAAATCCATTATTTGTATTTATGTATAAAATAGCTGTTTGACAATCAAAATTCTTATCACAATGAAAATTAGAATTATAAATAATTTGTTTTTTTAACATTAAATTTGCTCTTACTTCTATTACTGCTTTACATTCTAATTTTTTTAAAATAGGAGAAATAAATTCTTTAAAAAGACTAGATTGTGGACATTCATAATTATAAAAACAATGATTAAAAAAATAATTATCGTTTGTAGTCATGTTTTCTTTCCAAAACCAAGCTATGTTTTCTGAAATTAAAATATTTTTTAAATTTTGAAATTTATCTTCATCCAGAAAATTATTAATTATTTTATATTTTAAAGAGCCCATGCTACAACTGAATACCTTTTTCCTTTCGTCACTGGTTTAACTGTATGTGGGTATAGAAAATTACTTGGCCAAATAATCATTCTATTTGGTTTTACTTCTACTTCCCATTCTCCAGATCCATCTGGATTTCTAAAACAAAGATTTCCTCCTTCATAATCATTATTTAATAATAAAATACAACTCATTGTTCTTGGAGCGCTTGCAAAATGATCTACATGCCATGTATAAAATCCAGTGTTTTCATATTTTAAAATTTCAATATCGAAAATATTTCTATATCCATAATCTAAGATATTTGCATCAAATTTAAATTGTCTTAAGTTTTTAGTGAAGTAAAAATAAAGTAAATTATGCCAATGAACATTTGAAAAAGAGTTGTGCAAATTTGTTAGAGGCAGCGTAAATGTTCTTCTTACATTAAAATCTACTCCACCCCCACCAACTTGAGTTTTTTCGAATTCAGAAACATTTGCAAAACGAATTAAGTTTGATATCGTACCCCAAGGTAAAACTTCATCATAAATTTTAATAAAATTTTTTATTTCCATGATTTCTTATTCCAATATTTATCTTTATAAACATTTAATATTTTTAATTCATAAAAAAATCTTGAATTTTGTATTTCTTTTTGTTTTCTTGGTTTTAAAATCATTTTCCAAGAATCTCTTTTAAAAGGGATGATTTGAACATAAGGAGTTCCTTTATTAATTGTAGTTTCTAAGACAGGATATTTATCTCCATTTATAACAATTGGAAAATTAATTTCACTAGGAAATGTATCGGTATCTACAATTCCTGGTATTATTGAAAACCTATCATCAGAATTATTTAAAGGAGGCACGAATAAACAAGAATACCCTTTTGGTGTTTTTATTTTCCAAGGATTAACTATTTTATAAAAAGGTAAATTTTTATTTTTATCAATTAATGAAGATCCTTCTAGTTGTTTTATAGAGTGAATATCTGAGCCAGAATTTAAATTTAGAGATTTAGCTCGTAGTAATTGCAATTGATTATAAAGCCCAAAAGTTTGAAAAGAGTCTTTAAAAGGTTCTCCTTTTTCATTTTTATTATCTACATTGTGTCTTACATAAAAATCTTGTGGCATTTTTAATAAATATCCAGATGTTAAAGTATCTAAAAAAGGCATGCATCCTTTGACTGTTTTATTTAATACAGTATGATTTAATTTTTTATACCAATCTGGTATATTTAATTTTATTGGAATTGGATAATCTTCTTTGAATGCAAAATAATCTTCGTGAGCACTAAACTCTATTTCTTTAGAAAACATGATACTAAAGTATCATTTTTTATGGTACTTGTAAAATATTATACGAAGATTGTCCTAAATCATTAAAGTATTGCTCTAACGATTTATTTAAAGGGTATGTAATAGCATTTAAATTTAAAGAATTTAATTGATTATAATAGTCATTCCAACGATTAAATAATGGATGATTAGGATTATTGTTTGCAAATTCTTTTATTTGTTTTTTAAAACCATCAACATAACCCTGTAGTTCATTTTTATCATTAAATGAAGTAGTTTGGTCTATGTATGTAATAATGTCGTTATTATATTTTTGTATAATTTTTTCCCCAAATTTGACTGAATTAAAATTAGATTGAGAATCTTCAATTATTTTATAAGTAGATTGAGCAATATTTAAATTATTTAAATCCGCTTGATTTTCTGCAATACGATAAAGTGTTCCATCAATATTATCTAAATTTTTTAAAAAAATAAAATAAGACATATTTTAAGTTCCTGTATTTTCAAACACAGCTAAAAAACCAGAGCCACCAATAGCACCCCCAGATGGACCCGGAAAACCAGGGCCCCCTAATGATGCGTTATCACTACCTATAACAAAAGCAGTATTAGGATAAGTAAGAGAGGCTCCTGGTGCATTTCCTGCATTTCCTGGTGTTCCTGTTGGCCCAGTTGCTCCTCCCGTACCACCGTTTGCTGTTATCGTCGGCCCAAAAGTTGAATTTCCACCACTACCTCCTGCAGATTGTCCTGGACCTCCTGCACCTCCATTTCCACCTGCTCCAACTGTAAACGCAACAGCGGAAGGTTGAACTATTGGTACATTATAAAATCCAAATCCACCTGTGCCTCCTGTACCTCCAGTTTGACTACAAAATCTAGAACCACCACCTCCACCACCACCCGCTCCTATATAAACTCCAAGTCTATTTGCTGTCGGTGCAGCCGTATGAGTTCCAGATGTAGGTCCAAGAACCATTCTTGTAGGTATACCCATTCCAGCACCTGCTGATCCAGAAGATGCAGCAGTAATTCTTCCTTGAGCATCAACTGTAATTGATGCTGCTGTAAATGATCCTGCAGTAACTGAAGTGTTTGCTAATTTATCAGCAGTAACTGCATCATCTGCAATTTTTGCAGTTGTAACTTGGTTAGCACTAATTAACGCAGTAATGATAGCGTTGTCTGCAATTTTTGCAGAAGTAACTGCATCATCTACAATTTTCGCTGTAGTAACTGCATCATCTTCAATTTGAGCTGTTGCAACTGTTCCAGATAAAGTATCTAAATCAACTGCATTTATATTTGTACCATCTGCGAATAATATTTTTATACCTTTGTCTGTTGTAGAAAAAGTTGTTCCCGTTCCACCTGCTTGAATAAATTGAACTGTAAAAGCTCCAGTTGTTCCGTTTTGCACGATATAAGTTTTTTCAATACCTGTTGGCACTGTTACGATTTGATTTCCTGTAATTACTCCTGTTAATTTTATAACTGCATTTCTCGCTTGAGATAAAGTAGCATTGGACATTAAAAGAGTTGTTGTTTGAGCTGCACCTGCGATAGATATTGACTCAAAACCAGCTATTGCTTGTTGTACTAAATTTAAATTTGTATTAGTGATGTCTCCCCATGTTCCAGCGTTTTCGC